GTACAACAAGAAAGCCCTCATCAGTGTACTTACGTTCTGAGTTTATATCCAGTCTGTCTTTGAGAAACATCTCTTACCGCCTTCTGGGTTAGATTGTATGGTAATTCATATTCCAAATAAAATAAACCAACTAAGCGATTCTATTTTTAAACCTGTATTAAGATTCTACTCTACCCCCTCTTGCGTCAAACGAGACATCGCATACAATAGTAGGGGATCCCGTTGTCTTGAATCTATATAAACCAGATCCCGCTGACTCTAGTATATCAAAAGCGTTATCAGAATAAGTTTTAACCGTTAGGTAAGTGTCTCCTAATTTCTTTTGTAACTCAACAGAAGCACCTGACCATTCTCCTCCTATTGTTACTTGCATCAACCCTCCTAATGTAAGAATATTAAAAGAGGATATACCTTCGTCATTGATATCTGTTATTAAACTCATTAATAAACTCCTTGGTCTGTTTGAGGTATGCTTATCAACCCTAGCGCCGCTATGTGATCCTGCGCTGCCTCCAGCCTGTCGCCCAGTATCACCGCGATAACGTCCGGGCTTGCAATGCCGCCGTTGATCTGTAGCAGTGCCTGTGATCGTGTGGCGGCTGCCAAGTCCATGTCCGGTGAGTGGTCAGGTGCTTGTAACGGCTGGCCTGCTAGCTGTGCGAAGATAGGCTTGGCGACGGTTGAGCCTACTGCGTACAGGTTGCCTTGTTCGTCTTTGTAAGATGCCGTGCTGAACGTGCGGTCGTCTGCGCTGGACTCGCCGAGCGCCAAGGCCAGTTGGTTGGCGTCTGGGATGTGGGCGGCTGGAGCGGCAATTGTGGCTCGTTGCTGGTACTGGGTGGTCATAGGGTTACTCCTGCCTCACTAGCCAAGTAGTTTTCTATTTTTGCGCGGTTAGCAAAGTTGGATGTTTTTACAAGCACCATACTTCCTAGCTTGTCTCCGTTATATTTTCTATCCAAATTTATAGGTTTTGTACCTATTGCCAGGTCCTCAGAAAAAGCACCAGAAGCAACACCCGATGAATAAAATTCGCCGTCTACGTAAAGAGAAAAAGTATTATTTTCTCTTGTTAGCGTCAGTATTCTATCCCCGGTATCTCTTATATCTGGGCCTAATAAGACTTCAGCGTTGAAAGCAAAAACTCGAACTTGATTATTTGCCGCCCCAAAAGATGTGTTTGCATAAAAATACAATCCGTTTCTGTCGGTAGAGCCAAGCCCAAAGGCGCAAGGTGTATCACCCGATAGCCCCTGAGTTCCAGCAACAATAGAAATTATAAAGTCGCTTGACCCCATTTCAAAGCTATTTTCTAAAAAGTCATCAACACCATCGTATGCTAAGCCTGGATTTACCGGTCTACTCCCGCTAACCGATTGCGTTGCGTGATTGCCATTCCCAGACTGATCCAACATTAACCCCACAGGATCACCGTCAGCCGTGACAGCAACAGTGCCTGCGTCGTCTTGAAAGAGAGATTGCACGCCGTTGACAACAGGCTTGGGGATGTAGAATGCGCCCTGTTCGTTTGCGCTGAAGAGCGAGGTGATTAGGGCTTGTAGTTCGTCCAGTATGTCAATGCCAAAGGAAGAACGTATACTCGGCCTTATAGCTGATCTAATTGCCCTCATATAACGTTACCTCAAAACGAGTTTCTCATCATTTATTTAGATTAGAATTAATGATAAATAATACTTATATTCTAATAAAAATAAATATAATTTACGATAAATCACACCTTAATTATGGCTTGTGCTACGCATCGGCATTGAATATCCTGCCCTGGATGGCCTGTATCTTTTGGCGGGGTATCCCACCTGAATGTTTTACCGTTCTTACTCTTATGACTATCTCTTACTCTTTCGTCATTGGCTGTCCGCCAGACATATTCTTCAACACCTAAGTTCTGCGATCGTTGCTGGTTAAGCGCTGAGTTTAATTTAGATGTCTGGTCGCGCGCGATAAGCCTAGCTCTTTTCTCTGTACTGTAACCTAACTTGACTATTTGCTTAATCATCGAGGTAGCGTCTCGGCCCTGTACCGTACCTCTAAAAACAACACCTTCTATCTTCTTAAAATACTCCTCAGGTATTGTCTTTATAAGTGCCACATTCTCTTTTGTTGTGGCAAACATTATATCTTCTAAACCTTCATTCCGTAGTACGCTATTAAGGTTAATCCCGATAGCGTTTTCCATTGCCTTATAAAACCGCTGCTTATTAACCTGATTAACGTCCTCAGTAAACCCGGCGCTCACTATAGCGGCATTACGGCCAATATCACTATAGTTGCGCCGTAGGTTATCAAACACCTGCTCTAGTGTCCTAGCGTAAGCATCGTTTACATACTCTGGTTGAAGCCGCTTTAGTACAGGTACAAGCTGTTCGTTTATATCTGTCTTTAGGCGTTTGGCTATACTCTGCAACCATTTACGATACTTCACCTCCGGCCCCTTGGGATTCCTCACCGGGTTTACTTTTTTCTTCTTCTCTGCTCTGTGCTTCTTGTTCAGTTCCAGGTTCAATCTCGTTGGTATCGGGTTCAAAGCCATTAGCGTATTCCTCTAACTCCGTAATATGTTCGTCAGTTAAGTTAGTGTAGGTTGAGTTCTGCTTTAGCTCTTTAGCTATGGTGTACTCCGGAACAACCCCTTTGTCCAGGTATATACCGTCACGCTGAGCAATAATAAAGTCCGTATCGGCTTGCTCTTTAGGCGTCATCTGGAACAATGAATTAAAGCGGTAATCCAGGTCAGCATCGTCAGGTATGCCAAGGTTCTTCGCCATTAGAATATCAAAGAAATCCAGCTTCGGTTTGTAATCCTTAGACTGCTTGGAACGTATGACGTCATAATAGTTTTTCATGTCCCCTTCGCCGGTCGCGTTTAAACCGCTTGCAGAGCTACCTAGCAGCCGGGTAGCAGGTACGTCACTACCACCGGCCAGGAACAAGGCATGGGCATACAGGAGGTCCGGTAGGCTGGCAAAACTGTTCTGCTTTTTGTCATACTCCTCGTCCGCATCCAGTAGCAGCATATTGTTAAAGCTTTTAAGCATACTTGCCAGCGTGAACCGCTTCTGGATCAGTGCTGTACCTTCCGGGCTTTGGATATAATTCATAAGCCCTTTAATCTTCATTACATCCACATTAGTTTCATATACCATGCTGGCGGAACCCGCTGCAATAGTATTAAAGTTGATGAGGGCTTCGTATAGCCGATCTAGTACGGAGTCAGACATATAGTTATTACGCTTGAACTCATCAAACGGTAACTTAACCGCATCAAACCTTATCATCCGGCTATGGTGTATTTTTACGTTAGTATTCACAAATCGGTAATAGCTTGGCATACCATAGTTTGGATCCAACGGGTTTTCAATTGGTTGCAGGTCAGCCCGGTCAATACGGTGACGGTCAACAACCTTAATATGTTTTAGACCGCCTTTCTTAACCCGGTTAATATTAAGCGGCTGGTCTACAGGTTGACCGTCATCAACATTGATAACAATAAACGAGGTTCCATAAAGCCTTGCCCATTTATGAGCTTCGTTAAATGCTTCGGCCAAACCAAGGCGCTCTTCCTCTTCTACCAAAGCACCAATGGTTTCGGGTTCAATATCCCCGCTAAAGTAACGCCATTCCCGCGTCATATCATCAGGGATAATGTCTACAACTTTACCGGCTAACCAGTCTGTACGATAAAGAGCGTTTAACTCAACTTGCATACCGTCAGCAGATAGCCGCTTAGAGTTTACAAAGGTTGAGTGAGAACGCTTGTCTTGTTTAGTACCAAGCTCAGCCACTAAATTCTCTAAGCTGTCATTTAGCGCTGTTTGATCAGAGTCCATTATATGGGCCTCCTCATACGTATTTTTATCCACTGGTTTGTCCTCAATATTGCTAAATCGGCTTAATGATTAATAGGGTTAGGTTTTACGCTTGCCTATACCCTACAGCTTTTTGTATTTTATAAAAACTTTTACATACGTATTACCCTTACTGAATAATAGTAACCATAGTAACCATTAATCCCTCTTTTATTAATTTCCTATAGCGTTAGAACTGTACAGCATGTCCTCAAATACAATTAAGTCCTCAACCGCATCCATTGTGGGGTCTATTTGATCGTCGTGTTTGTGGGTCATTAGTGGGGTAAACTTACGGAACTCCTCTTTATAATCACTCATCCAATCAACGTCTAAGGGTAAGTTGATATAACCGCTGGCAAAGTATTTGACAACACCCATCGCCCTAAAGACTTTGTCCGTGTTGCGCTGTATAGGCTCCACAGGTATCATATAGTTCTTTTTGATGGACTGTATAAGGGATGACCCTGAGCTCTTATCCTCTATTTTAACAACGGTCGCTCCCAGAGGTTTATATATTGTAGGTTTCCATTTAGTCCAAAACTCAACCAGCTTAGATTCCAATTCAGGGGCTTCCCATTTACCCCTAACTTGATCTAACAAGTAAATACCTTGATTAGGTACTCGTCCCCAACATTGGAACACGCTGTAGTCATTATGTTCCTTAGTCTTTTGCGCTGTATCACCATATATACGAATCATATCCATACCCGCTGGTACGGCTTCATAATACTTCCAATATCGGTCTTTAAACATACCCCCGCCAGCGGGTGAGGGGTTTTGCTGCATCTGGCTTGATGTCGTATAGGGATCGCCAGACTCCAATATGCGGTATTGCTCCAGGGTATGTTTGAACGGCCAAAGCATACCGCCAACGGGTACGCGCTCCGGTATTAAGCCCACCATGTCACCCGCGCTAAAAATCATAAGCAGGGCCGCCGTTGAGAGCCTGTAGAACGCCGTTTAGGCCTATGGCTTTACCATGGGTGTAGTCTTTGGGGTAAGGCTTGCTGAGCGCCTCCTCAGACAGGAATGTGGGGATCACGAGATGGTGCCAATAGTCACCCGAACCGCCTTTAAGCAGAAACCCGGTAAGGTCGTCTTCGTGTATACGCTGCATAATGTTGATCATGGGGACGGTCTCTACTGCTAACCGTGACCGCATTGTATTGTTAAAGCGGTTGTTAATGGCGTTACGTTTTACGTTACTATAAGCGTCATCAGGCTTGACTGGATCATCGTTTATAAACGCACCTGTAAACCCTTCTTCCATTCGCCCTGCACGAAACCCGGTTATCTGTCCTCCGCTGGCGGTTGCCATCATGCCGCCACCTAACTCAGTAAACCATCTCTTTTTACCCTTAGTATCAGTACGAGTTTGCATAGGCCATAACTCTTGAAACTCTTGGGACTGTACCGTTTGTTTTATCTTAGAGGAGTTCTCTTGTGCTAAGTCGCCAGAGTAAGAGGTATGAATATATTTAGACCGTGGATTAAGGCATATCCCCCGCGCTATAAAGTTCAAAACGACTTGCTCTGTTTTGGTATAACCCGGCGCAATGTTTACTATTAAACGAGATATCTTCTGGTCGTATACGGCTTGCAGTACATACTCAATCACGTAATGGTGCCAGTTACGGATCATCTTATTACCTTCGCGTAGATTAAAGAAGTAACGCATGAACTGTATTCCGTCATTTTCTAACATAAACTTTAGCATTCGTCTTTCATTATAAGACCATCGATCAATATCATCAGGGAGATATAGTTCAGAACCAGTCATTAAACTTCTCCCTGAATATTATTATTTCTTCTTCTGTTAAGGGATTTTGACTAACATCACCGCCAGCACCTGAGCCACCGTTTAAGTCTACCTGCTTACGCTTGGGATACATATACTCAGCCATCGTTTTAGCCGCCGTGATGGACTCACCAAGTCCTACAGGGCGATACTTGTACTCGCTTAACACTATGTCAACAATTTCAGCCCAGTCACTAGGGTCAGGATCACCGTCTGAGAACTCATGTAATTCTTCAACCAGTTTGTACAGACTAGATATCTTCCTCGGGTCTGCACCATTCATAACAGATTCCAAGAATATAAGAGGGTCTTTGGCTTGCCCCTTATTAATAAGACTCCTCAGATCTTCTATTGTCAGTGGTTTGTGTTTCATATGGTTCTTTATTAACCCGGCTAAAGTGGGTTCAATATAAACCAATGGAGGGGAAGTGTAAATTTTAGGAAAAGAAAAACCCCGTTACCGGGTTAGCAGTAACGGGGTTCGTCTGTATTGTTAGGGTGTTACTTACAGCGCCCTCTCAACATTGACTTGACGACCTGTAGCGGCTGAGCGGTAGGTGTCATCAGCCGCTGTTACCAGTATCTCATAACGCTCTTTGTCTACATTACCTGCAAGCAAGTCACCTATAATGGCGTAGGTGGTCTCGCCCGGTAGGTTGCTGAAAATAATAGTCTCGGACTTCTTGTCGTAAATTCCATAGCTCATAACTGGCTTCCTGTTTAGGTGGTTTAGTAGTAGAGAGCCGAAACCCTCCAGGGTTAAATATGACCCGCTGTCCTTAAAACAGCTTTTCCGCTAATGGTGGCTAGGTAAATATCACCGTTAACTTTACACTCGGAATACTCAACTGATCTCATAAAGGCCTCAGCAGCTTGTAATTCTGAACCACCGTAATCTTCCATAAGAAGAGTTCCGTCAACTTTAGATACCATATGTAATGTGATGAAGTTCATAATTGCTTTCCTGTTTTGGTGGTTTAGCGTATTACCGGGTTAGCAGTAGCGGCCAAATAAAAATCCCACTACCGGGTTAGCAGTAGCGGCCAAATAAAAATCCCACTACCGGGTTAGCAGTAGCGGCCAAATAAAAATCCCACTACCGGGTTAGCAGTAGCGGCCAAATAAAAACCCCACTACCGGGTTAGCAGTAGCGGCCAAATAAAAACCCCACTACCGGGTTAGCAGTAGCGGCCAAATAAAAACCCCACTACCGGGTTAGCAGTAGCAGGGTTATGCTTACAAGCTTATAAAAGTACCGTATAAATCTTTGCCTTTGCCGCTTAGGTAAAAATACCCCTTTTTATTAGAAACCAGGATTAGCCCTTTTTCTACAAGGGATTCTGTTAAGCAGCCCCATTGTTCTTTGTTGGTTTTGCTGTTGTAACGTGGTAAACCTGTTGCAGTTACCGCCATAAGTACGCTTACGTTAACGCTTTTTCCGTGTAGGAAACTAATTAAATCGTTACCGAAGGCTTCCAGGGATTTTCTAACAACACCGTTAAAGGCTATAAATTCGTTGTTAGTAAGGTTAGCTTTTTTAGCTTGGATTTTATCTTGGTTTGAAATTTTCATTTTACTGGTTTCCTGTTTTGCTGTTTTGCTGTTTTGGAGGTTTGCTTTAACTTGAAACTAGTATAGCACAACTAGAAGAAGGTACAAGAGGTTTCGTGATAAAGACGAAGGGGCCGAAACCCCTTAATATTACGCTGCTTTCTTAGCTTCGTAATAAGCTTTTACTGCTACCGCTTGGTCTTCAAATGTAGAACCTTTTATGCCCTCTACCAAGCTAATAATGTCGTCTACGGTTTGGCCTACATTAAAAGCGGATTGGCCGATGTTTACTAGGAGCGCTGAGTTTGACATTTTGCTGCTTTCCTGTTTTGGTGCGTTACTTGACTATGAACTAAGTATACACGCTTTAGCGAGAGACGCAAGGACTTTTTTCACCTTTCGCATTTTTCTATGTAAAGTGCTCTTATACGTAAGTCTGAATTATAGTCAATGCGTACCCTGTTAGCTATCCCATAAGAGGTATAGACGGGTCTGCCTAGTAAAGGTTGGTTATCCTTATTAATTAAGACAAACCCTATAGGCGTCATCTCTTTAACTATCAAGCCGGCTGTTATTTCACTTATCATCTTAGCCATAAATTACCCCTTGGCGTCGTAGTTCTGTTTACTATAATCCGTTGCCGCTGGTGGGTTTGCTACTGGCTTGTCCTCCAGGGTTTGGCAGATGAGGCCAGAGCAGCCTGTAATAACAATTAGCAAGGCGTAACCGAACACCTCAAACATAGTGCTAGAGAACAATGCTGCAATGGTTATGAGCACACAAGTCAGCTTGAGTAATGTTGATGTTTTCATGAGATACCCCTTATTACAATGTCAAACTCAAACTCAAAGTCTTTCTCACCGTATGTAGCTACTAGTTGGTTGTCTGTAAAGCTAATCTTCTTTAGATCATAAGTATCCTTAGTAGTTCTCCTAAATACTGTATGAGTGAGAGGTACTTCAAACTTCCTGGCTGCATAAGTTAATAGATTCATAAGCCTCTTTTCCTTAATAGTTCTAAAGCAGCGTTAATGTCCCATTCGCTTTCTTCCAAAGCTTGTTTGCAAGCAAATAAGCCCAGACCAGATATAGACCGAAGCTCGGTTACGGTTTTAGCACTCTTGCGCTTTTGTATTACGCACCTATGGTATATTTCATCTTCAATCTCATCGCGTAGATTCTTAGCAAATCCCATAGTAACTTCAGGGTCTTGCGTTTTGATTGCATGGCTTACCGATTCCATTGCCCCGGCCAATATCTGCTTAAAGACTATTTCATCCATCATTTCTTCACCTTTTGCATGAGTTCTTCAAAAGACATACCGGCTGCATGAATCTCACCAAACAGGTCTAATTGTTTAGGCTCCTCTTGGATAAATACCATAACACAACGACAGTTGACATGAGGGTCTCTAACTCTAGGATCGCCAGTAGGTACGTATTTTTTATCAATCATTTCTTAACCTCCAAGCCAGGATAGCTTATCTTCATCCGTTCAATGGACTTCTCAATATCCCCTCCAGTAAGGCTGAGTACAATATCGCAGGCCATCTTGCCCTTGCCTGTTATACGCATTAACTCGTTAAGCTTTTCTTGCTTGTTCATTTATAAAGTCTCTCTATAGTTTTTGGATTTTCGAAAATATCATCACACCTATCGTCTATTAATTCTTCAAACTCTATGTCGCAAAAATTACCACAATCGGGCATTATAATTTCAGGTTCTACTCCTCTATTTTCTTCTAACTGAGAAAGAGGTATTTTAAGACATGAGTTACCCATCTTATCTTCTAGATTTTTCATTCTATCAAATGTCTCAGGGAAGTCTTTCCTTATTTTATTCCAATAACCCATACCTCCTTTTACGCAACCTATACAGTTATTGTTGGGATAACCTAGTTCATACATTCTAGGTCTTCTTATCCCTGCACTTTCAAGATAATGAAGACATTCTGGCTTAGTCATACCCTTTTCTATCAATGGGTATAGTGGGTTTACATCGTACTGCTCGGAAAACCTTATAGCTCTATTTATCTCTTTCTTAGAGAACTCAAACCCAAAAACCTGACCGTAATATTTTTCTTTAGATTCTATCAGGAACCTTATATTCTTCTTAAGTTCTACGGTACACCTAGCTCCTGACGGACCGTTAAAGTAACCAGTACGAGCTATAACATC